CGCGAACAGGGTTGAATAGATCATCAATAAATGCTTTTGCTGTTTTGGCTTCTCTACTGGATGCTCCGGCACTCTCTGCAAGTTTCACCAGTTCCTTAGATAGTTGAGATCCAATCATTACCGTTTGGCTAGGCGGCAAATCTTTAACAGCATCGGCAACTTTTGCTCCTGTATTGATAACAGGATCAAGAATTTCACTGGCTACCTGTGGCGTAGTAAAAGCTTTTAAATTTTCAATTTGCTGAGAAGGTCTAGCTTTTCTAAAATCATCAACTAATCTAGGAGTTAGTGTACGTGCTCCCCCAGACATATTTGCTATATCACTTAAACGAACACTAATACCCTCAGCATCAACTAAGTGACGACCAGACTTGAGAATTTCTTCTTCTGCAACTCTAAGCATCTGTAAAACATGAAATTGCCTACGATCTTTACGTACCTTACTAGCAGCATTTAATACTCTATTGTAAAGATTAGTCTGTCCAACTTCATTGATATTTTTCATTCTATTAGTCTTTAAGAAACTCTGAGCTGCAGCTCTAGCTGAATCAATCCATCTCTGATTGATAGTCAGCTCAGGGAATGGTGGAGGACTAACTCTAGCTTGACTCAAAATGTCTGCTGGTTTTACTCCAGCTTGAAGTTTTTCAATTTCTTTACGAAAAACATTCTTAGCTATAGGACTACTAGTACTAGAAATACTCTTGTGTAACGTTCTAATTTTATTAAGAATTGCAGGAACTTCTTCAGTTGGAAAAGCAACTGATACTTTAGCCGTATCTTTAATTACATTAGCGCTACCAGGCTTTCTTTTTAATAATGCCCCTAAAGGAGTTTCAGCAGGAGTAGCAGTTAATTCAGCAATTGGAACTCTAGGCTTTGGTGCTGGTAATGGAAATTGTTCAATAATTTCTGGTGCTGGACCTGCTGCAAAAGTTCTTGGAGGAGCACCAATTTCTGGTGCCGGTAAACCTCTAGTAGGAATTTCAACATTAGCTTTTTGTGCTTGTTGAGCAGCTCGACGAGAAATTTCTTCACTTAAAGTTTGAGCTGTTTCGCTTGTACCTTTTTCAATTGTTGCAAGTGCTTCGGTACTTGTTCTAGCTGCTTTTCCAACTTTTGGAAGAAGCCCCACTCCCCCAGCATAAGTTAGTGGATCAGCAGCTATATCAAGACCAAAACCCACAGCAGCTTTTGCAGGTCCAGGCATTACTTCACTAAATCCTGTTGTATCAAGAATATCTTTACCTGTAGTTTTTTCTTTTCCAGATAGACCAGCCCAGATATCTTTAAGTCTTTCAAGAGTAGCTAAGGGATTTAATGCTTCTAAGAAAGAATCTCTAGCTGCGCCTGTAGGATCGGGATTATCTATATTAACTTGATTTCTTTCTAGATTACCCTTTAGCATATTTTCAGCTGCGTACATGGGCCTAGATAAAATATCGAGAACACGATTAACAAAACTAGGACCACGAATATCAGGAGTATTCTGCTGTTCTGTCTCATAAGGTTTCTGCAAACCTACTCCGGAAAGAATAGCTTGAGAAAGTCCAGTAACTTGCTGAAAATTAGGCTGTCTATTCATAGCATTTGTTTTTACAAGTTCTGCAAGAATATTAGTAAGTTCTTGATTACTTCCCACAACTACTGACCCATCTTGAAGTTAAGTTGGATATACATTAAAAGAGCTTGATGGGTAGTGGGATCAATTTCACCATTTTGAAGCATTCTGTCTGCTTGAGCTAAATACCATTCAGGTGTAGTGGTAGTAAAAGTACCGGGAACAGGACTCCGTTTATCTTCAACTTTACCGTAAACAGCTTCTGGGCTACGTTGCAATCGAGTAAATGCACCAGCAACAGATTGCTGAATATTAGGAGGTAACTGTTGCATAAAAGTATCTGGAGTTAATGCTTGCTGTTGTTTACCTTGCATTTGACTTTGTAGCATATCCCAAAGCATACCTTGACGACGTGCAGCTTCACTTTGTGCTGCTTGTTGTTGCTGTCCTAAACGAGTTTGAGCTTGTCCAAGTTGATCCAAATATCCAGTTTGAATTCCAGAACTTCTTTCAGCTTCAGCCTGATTAATATAATCTTGTAATCTATTAAGCATATCAACAGAAAGCTCATTACCTTGCATTATAGCTTGAGGAGCACCTTCACGATAATAAGTTGCATCAGCTTGGCCCATATCCATATAACGCTGTTGCTGTTGTGCCTGATTTTCAGAAGCTGCTGTTAAAGCTTCTTCTTCTGCTGGGGCTTGGTCGGCTAAAACATCAGGCAATGCAGCTTCAATACCTAGACTCTTAAAAAGGTCACTTTGTTCTTCTGAAACTCTTGAATAGCTACCTTCAATATTGCTTCTCAATTGACCATATAATTGTTCAACTTGCTTTTTAGCTTCGTTAGCCTGTGCAACTTGCTGTGGCGCTAATTTTTCATATTCATTAGCTAATTGACCATACATTGATTGAACATCTTTTGTTGCACGACCAGTTTGTGTTCTTGCTGTAGCCTCTCTTTGGTTATAAATAGGATCAATAGCAGCTCTAACTTGACGCATAAGATCAGCAGTATCAATACCAGTAGGCATATTAACAGGCTGTCGTAATTGATCAATTAATTGTGCATAAAGTTGCATTAATGGATCTGCAGGTTGCTGCTGTGGTTGAGCACCTGAAAATAATCCTGCAAGATTTCCAAGAGCTGATCCTACACTTTGTCCAGCAGCTCCAGCATTCCAACTAGGTTTAGGAGAAGCACCTGTAATACGATAATTATTAGGCAATCTAAAAGGTTGAGGACCTTGTGTTTGTGCTGTTCTTGCAATTTGATTACCAAAATATTGAACACGAGGACTACGAACTAATCTAACTAAAGTATCTATAATTGAAGGTGAAGGATCAAAAAATCCCATAGTTAACCGCCAATATTAAATTTTTGTGCTCTGCGCATAAGAGCGTCTTGTTTTGCCTGTTCAAGAGTAAGATCATTTTCTCTACGATAATTCTTTTCTTGACTTAATAAATCTGCTAATAAAGCAGCTTGCTGTTGTTTTAAAGCTGTTTGCTGTTCTCCAAATTTCTGCTGAAACTTTCCTTGTTCTTCACCATAAAGACCAGATTGAATCAAACCACGAGAAGCAAATTCATTACGTAAATCTTCTAATTGCTGAACACGATCTCTTTCCATAGAACCCATAGTTTGATTAAATTGAGTTCCTGCTTCACCACGTCTACGACCTAATTCACTAAGATAATCAGCTAAACTTCTTTTTCCACCGCGAACAGATTGCTGATAAGTTGCGTCAGTACCTAAATAAGATGCAAGCGATGGTGGTTTAGGAGCAGTTGTTACACGACTTCCACCACCTCCACCGCCTCCTCCACCTCCACCTCCAGAAGAAAAGGAACGTCTAGAAGAAGAACTTCTAGAACTTCCAGAACTTCTAGAAGAATAACGACGAGAAGAAGTAGAAGAACGATATGGAGCTGACCTTCTTACAGAACTTCCAATTCTACCTGCAATACCACCCAGAGAAGAACCAGTAGAAGACGACCTTTTTCGTGCAGCACCTAATCTAGCTATACTAGAAGCTGTACCACCTGAACTAGAACCAGCGTCTAATGGCATTTAAATTATCCTTCCTATATCTTCACTTCCATAATTACCTGCTTGTTGAGCTTTTAATCTACGTAACATTGCTGCACGTCGTGCCTGATATTTTAAATCACGTTCTCTATGCCCAGTAGGATCTACAGGCCCAAGATTAGGCGCGTCTCGTCCTCCCCCATATACTTTATTTCCTACACTATAGGGAAGAAACTGTTTACCCTGATATAGGATTACGATCACCCTCTTCCATAACAAGAGGCCATAATTCAACAGGTCCATAATGATTATAAGGAAGAAATAAAGTAGGACCTTCGGCTAATTCTCTATTAATACTTTTAGCAAATTTATCTGCATGTTTTCTGAGCATTCCATACATACCTGTAGTCATTTTCGGCGGCATGTATAAAGCAGGATATGGACCTATTACAAATTCTCTACCCAGCATTAGGAAACTCTCGCAGATACAGTTTGCTTCATTGCTACAACAGCAGTAAATTGGAAAATTTTTGTTGGTTGAGCAGGACTTCCCTCAGTTTCCATACGTACTGAGAAATTAGCTTTTCTAAATCGCATAGATTTTCCAAACTTAATCAATTTATTAGTATTAGCAATAGAATCTCCAGTAATAGTTTCTTGAAACGCCACAGGTCCAATTATAGGTGCTTCCCAAGTAAGGAGGCTAGCCCATGTTTCAGTAGTTAACGCATCCCATGTAGTTGAACTAATAAGAGTAATAGGAGTAAGTGATCCTAAAATATCCTGACCTGTAATAACATCTGCACCCCACCAAAATAATCTCTTATACCTAACAGGATCAGCCATATCATAGTCTTTTGTAGTTGCTATACAATAAAATTTGTGAATTCCTGTACCTTCTTTATTACCACTAAATCTACCATCTATAATCTTAATTACTTTATAACCACCAGAAGAAACATCAAATGAATATCCTGTATAATAACTATCTAATCCAGAACCTGTTAAATCTCTAGCTCTAACTAAAGGACCAAAAACATGCCATTCAATAGTAGAACTATCATCAGTTTTTTTCCATTCAGACCATGTACGTGTTCTTAATTGAAAAGAATATGTTCTATTAAAATAACGAACAATTAAACGTTCACCTAATGTACTTATATGTTGATTTTCATAGCGTGCAGTTGTTCCAATAGGTAAAGAATTATCGAAAACTAGAGGAACCTTTAAATTAATTAAAGAAAAATTAAAGTTAGTAATTTCATATATCTTATTTCTGTGCATACAATACACAGTATTCTCATACTGCACTACGCCAAAGCTTCCACCAGAACCTACAACGGGATTAATTTCACGAAGAATAGCATCAACAGGATCTAAATCGTAGGCAAGAACATGTGTACTTTCACCTTTAAAAAGAAGTAAGTTATCTTGATAAATAGCAACATTATTTAAAGTATCCCCATCACCTGGCTGCACATCAATAAAATTAGGACCAGGCCACGTAGTAAAATCAGCAGATTGAGAAAAAGATAATCTAGATGCGTTAGTTGTAGCAGTTTCTCCTGGACATAAATAAAGTCTATTTTTATGAACTACACATTTTTCTGCTCTTGGCATGGCTGCTACTGCAACTGCTCCACCACCAGGAGTCCAAGACATTCCACCATTTGCACTTAAAGGTGTGGCGGGTAACCAAACTGTATTATTATAAACTTCCATAGTTTTGCACTCACGAGATACTGCACCAGGATTTAATTCCGTCCACGAACTTCCCGCATTAGAACTAACAAAAGTAGCACCAGCCCTGGTAGCGAATAAGTAAAGAGTACCACTAAATACGATAGAACCAAAAATAAGAAGTCTTTGATTTGTTGCTCCTTGAAAGGTAACTTGAATTGCTGGTCTACTAACTAAAGATCCATCAGTATCAAGTTCAAAATTAAGACATTCGATAAGCTCATTATCGCCGATTAAAACAGGATCAGAACCAATATTTAGTCCACCTGAGAAAGGCCCAAGTCTAAGAATTTCAGTAGCCACTTAACCTCCTTTCTATTGGTCATACTCCAATACTGTGATTGTGGGATAAGTTGCAACAGCCTCAGTCGTTTCTCTAGTTAATAATAGATCCATATCAGACTGAAAATCATTTCTATACATAGCAGCAGGATCATGATCTTCATCTAGCAAACTAGCTTGCCACATACAATATTTAAGAAGTGTATTATGATAAATCAAAGGTAAAGCTAAAGCATCGGATACAAGCACAACGTCTGTAGGTTTTTGATTGTAAAGAACTTTTAAACCACCAGTAACGGATTGATCGGGAGTAGGAAAAAGAATTGCTTTACCTTCATACATAGTAAATAATTCTGGAGAAGATACAGGATACGCTATACCATCCCAACCATCAATAGAATCGTCAAATTCTTGCATATTTTTATATTTTATCGAACTAAAACTTAACATACTTGCATACTTATAACGCAAGGAACGTAAAATCAATAAATCGGTAGGCAAAGTATAAGAAGACTGTCCAGCAACTAAATCAATTAAGCCTGTTTTTTGTAAAGCACCATCATTATGTTTTACAATTTCAACTTGTCCATCATTAATCCAACGAATAACATCAGCATCTTGTACCTGGACTGCCGCGTCATCTCCGAAAATACGACGAACACGAGTAACTACATCGCTAGCAATCATTCGATTACCTTACGTACTGGACCCAAGTCTCTAAAATGTTCGTCTCTTACTCGTCCTTCATGATGCCAATTACTCTTTTGATTTCTAGCAACAAATAAAGCAAAGTCTTTTTGTGCTTCCAGTTCATCCATATGTTTCTTCATCATTAAAGCTTGAGCAGCAGCATTTCTAGCATCCAAATTAGCTACAACATTATTCTTATTTTGATCCATACTCCAGACTCTAGCAAGGATATCTTGAGGACTAGATAACGAATCTGCGTAACATACAATTTGATTTTTTCTAGTATCTACTACTCTAAAAACTTTAGATTTATCAATTAAATTACCCCATTCAGATAAAGGTACCATTTCAAGTGCTAAAAAACGATCGTAGTCAGCCAGGACTTCCGCAAGATTCTGAAACTCCTGGCTGACCCATTCATCAATCTGATTCATTTATAACTTTTCCGTTACAACTTCTTCTTCATCTTCTTCAACAGGCTTCTGGAACTTATCATTAGTTTCTGCATCAGGAGCAAAATCATATGTAGGAGCAGTATCAGGATGCCTCACTAGAGCATTATCTGTGTGCATTTCAGCAATGCCACGATTACTTAAATCTTTTGCGATATCCGGATGAAGATGGGTTCCACTAGGAACCTGCTTTACAACAGTTTCAGGATAAACCTGAACACGAGGATTCTCAGCATCCTCTTTTGTAATTTCAGTATTAATATTATAACGAGCTGCTGTCTCATCAGGAGTTTCAGCAGCGAGTTCAGCAGGAGTCTTATTAGGAACAGTCGCAACTACATTCTCTGAAAGAAAAGAATCTTTTTCTTCATCAACGTAATCTTCGTCCCTATCGAATTCCTCTTCTTTAGGAGCTTCCTTTTCTTCGAGTACTTCTTTCAGAGTAGGAGCAGCCTTCTTTGCAGGAGCCATTTTATTACCCTTCTAAAGATATGGAAAGGTGGCCGCAATTCGGAGTTAACCACGACCACCTTAAACACTAATTAGGTTGAACACACAGTATTTCGCATGAACAACCTTCAACAGGACTCCAAGTTGGACAAATAGAAACAACATTCGCTGCATGTTCACAAGGATAATTAAAAGAAATCTCATCACAGCCACACCGGCCTGGATCATGCCAATAAGGAACTCTATTTCTGCACTCTTCACAAACTAAAAAAGGATTGGCAAATCCAATCTGTACATGGGTTCTAGTATGTGTAATCACAAAGGTGAAACTCTCTCTGCATAGATAATTCCAGAAGAAGTTTCAGCTGCTCCTGTGGCTGTAGCTAAGTCTAAAATAATATCATCAGTAGTATTTACAATATCAACAGTAATAGGACCAAAACTAGTCATATCAAGCGCAGGAGACGGAATTCTTGCAATAATAACAGTTGCACCAATCCTTAATCTAACTGCATCTGGTTGAGTGTGTCGACAATTACCCCAAATTCGCCATCTGCCCTTACCTGGATCTATAATTGAGGCAACAAAAACACCAATTCCTTGGTTATTACCAACAACTCCAGATCCTATAACAGTAAGTTCTTTTTGTAATGACATTACGCCTCAATAATAGAAGTCATTAATCCGTGTGAGTTACGCCTGTGAGTACCAATCTGCCAATAGCTAAACATACGAGCACGATAAGCATCATATTCACCAGAAGAGTCAATAAGTCGCTGCCACATATTTCCATCACGATTCATGAAAGACCAATCAGCGGCACGATAAATCTTAACTTCTTTCTCATTCATAAAATAAAGACGACCAGCTTGGCAATCAAAATCTGAAACAATAGGAATTTCACCATTATCAGTGGTAAAAGCAATACCAGAAAAACCACCAGTAAACTTAGTAGTATTTACATATCGACGCTGCTGTTCTAATAAGTTAGCATATGCACGACGAACACCAAGAGAACAAAAACCAACAGTAGTTGTTCCACCACGAGTACGAATAGCATCAATCATATTAATCATACGACCTTCGGAGATAGCTCCTGCAGTCGTATCCATATTTCCAGTCCAAGTACCATGTGTAATGTTATAAAGAGCACCAGCACCGTTACCAAGAGCAGTAGCAGTAGAAGCTAAACCTGCAACAATCTGCTCAAAACCAACAGGCTCTTTTTGATGAGAACCAGTACGAGTTAAAAAGTCACCAACTGCAACAGCTGTAACAGCAGTACCTAAAGTAACAGTAAGAGTAGAAGGAGTAATATCAGTAATTTCAATATTAGCATTATTTAAAACAGGAGCAGCCACAGTGCTTGTGGCATCGTAAACATCAACAAACATACCAATTTCAAGGTACTGTAAACCAGAAGCAGATCCAACTACAAAAGTAGTAGTAGTACCAGAAGCTGCAACAGCTAAAACACCCTGAGAAGTTCCATACGCTTGACGGTTAGTTTCTTTTTTAAGACCTTCTTTAATACCTGTCGTTTCTTGGTCTAGAACACTCGCAAAAGCCTGAACATCTGATTCTGCTAGTTCGAAAGACTGCCCAGAAAGCTGAATAGCACCATAACCATAAGAAAGTCTTAACTGAGCATCTCGGTAATCCTGAGTTTTCGGGTTAGGAAGTGCTTCCATCTCATTTCGAGAACCAATACCATGGTTTCTCTTAACTCGAACACCAAATCGAACGTATTTACCTCCTACAGAGTCATTCGCAACTCCTTCAGAGGTTCTTTCAATTCGAGAAATAGTAATAACTTCAGACTGTAGCTGATCTCGAATCTGAGGTTCGTAAACTTCCTTAAGAATATTAGCAGCGGTTGTAAGTGTGGTAGTAATGGTTACTGCCCTCCAACATAGAATGAATTATAAAAGTAATGTAAATTTAAAATAATTCAACTACGTTGAGAAGTTAATTCTCAAATTACTTATTACGTTCTACATTAGCCGACTCAAGCATCTGAGCCACTAAATTTTTTGTTTCCTTACTATCCAACTTCTTAACATCAATAGCTCTAGAAGGAATAGAGCCACCTTGACCCATAAGCATAGGTGCAGGACGACGCTTCTGAAGTTCAGAAACACGACCAGAGTATTCTTCATAAGCTTGCTGAGCTGTCATATCTTTATGCAACATGCGCATAACAATTTCATCTTCTGGAAAATCGCCAACTTTAGATTTGAGGTCACTAAGTTCTTTATCCACAGCAGCATCAGCTTCGGCAGCTTGTTGTTCTTGAGCAGTCATTTGACGTTGTGCAAGTGCAATTTGAGCTAAAGTTTCAAGTTGTTGTTCCATTCTTTGAATTCGAGGATCATCCTGATCTCCATCTTGAACTTCTTCAACAACTTCTTTAGCCTGTGCTGGTGTAATGTTTAAATGTTTTCCAATTGCTTCATAAACCTGCTTAGGATCGTTTTCAATGAGATTAAATAAACCAATAGCCGTACCAGCAAAATCAGGAGTAATTCCAGATTTCTGAAGATCTTCCCACTGCTTAAGAGGCTCATATTGCGAAGTCGTAGCAGTAATACGTTCTTTAAGTTTAGGACCTAATTCGGTTCTTCTATCTTCAGGAATAGCACTTACAATTTCGTTCCAAGAAGAATCCAGTCCCTCAATAAGAGGCACATTGTCTCCTGGAGGATTAGGTTGTCCCACTCTTAACTCTCTTTCTTTGAATACAATGCTTTCAACCTACGTTTCAAGGCTTCCTTTGTAATTTTACCTTCTCGTTGCTTACTATAAAAGATAGCAGCTTCTTGTTTAACAGGTCTCGAACCTGCATTCTCACTCATAAGATCTCTTAACCGCTTTCATTCTCTGTATCTTAAGTCTACGTTTAAGAGCCTTCTTCTTAAGTTGTTCTGCTGTAGTATCTGTATTTTTCTGAGGAGTTGGAAAATCAGGAGAATCGGGAGTATTATCATTATTTTTATAGTAATCGCTATACCCAACAGCTCTACCAGCGGGCATTAGATACTTCCGGGATCATCGCTAACGCGTAATTGATACTGTTTATCATTTTCTGTCATTGTATTAATTCTAGCAGTAGTAAATCCTAATACAGCAAGTCTACGATCCATTTCAGCAGAACTATTTTGATTATAATTTCCAACTAATTTCATAGTATCAGTAGAGATCGTCGCCGCAGCGGCTGCTGGAGAGAATGTAACTGTAGTACTAGCAGCAACAGCAATAGCAGTAACAGTAAAAACTGTTTCTTCCTTTAAAACTCCAGCAGCAGTAAAGAGTTTAAATTCATCACCAATACGAACAACATTAGTACCAGCACCAGGAGCAGCATTGGCTCCAACAATAGTTGTAGTTGACCCACCCGCGTTTGCAGTAAAAACAACAGGACCTGCAACAACACGAGTTTCAAAATCATTTCTATAAGAACGTCGTTTATCTACATATTCAGGTGCGAGCATAGCAGTTAATTGATGAGTCATGCAACTGCTCCTTCAGTAGGTTGCTGTTCTCCTTCTAATGTTGGCATTGGTTCTGGGCCTGTAGTTTCTTGTCCTTGGTCTTGTTGTTCTACATTAGTAGGAAGAGAATTAGGATCAACAGGTAATCGCCCAGTAAATGCAGCCATAGATGCTTCCATATGATGTCTAACATGCTCTTCAAATAGTATTTTTGTTACAGGAGAAGCACTTTCAAAGTTTTGACTTTTTCGATACATATTGTGAATCTGAATATGAAGTTCGTGATTATCGTAGGTATGGGTAGGCACAATTGGAGGAGGTTCTAATTTCAAACCAGCATCAATGTCTTTTTGACCTTCTGGATTACTATTTTGCCATTCCTCCGTGTGCTTCTGTATATCTTCTTCTGTAATAACACGCATCTTTAGATTTTCTCTTTGTGCTTGACGCTTATCAACTTGAATACGTTCATAAATCCTATTAAGACCACCAACTTCAAGAATTTCCAAACCTTCATCAGGTTGAATAAAGCCCATTTTCATAAGATCCATAATAAATGCTTGTTTAGCAGCTCTTGAAGTCGGTAGTGCAGAACCTGATTCAACTCTAACATCAGTATTACCACGAAGATCGGAATTTTTAAAAATTTGAACATCAAATGTACCGTCTAAACCAACAATCTTAACAGTACGCGCTTCATCCCAATACATCTTAACATAAGTTAGACACTGAGCAGCAACTTTTTCAATAGCCTCTTCAATAGAAGAGTAATTACCAGCAATCATTGTTTCATCTTGCTCTTGCAAAAAGCTAATTGCAGTTGCGGCGGTAACCCCAGGCGGTGTACTTCCATTACTTACTTCGTGCTGACCACTAACATCTGCCATATCATCATACAGACGATTAATTTCTTCTGTTACATAACTTGGAAGATTTTGAAGTGGAAGCGGCTGTGGCGGAGTATGTCCCATAGCATATTCAATAACTTGTCCAGGTTCAGTAGTAATTTTTTTAGCTTCAACTGAACCCTTTTCAGCAAGTATCTGGGGTTTACTCATCCGGTTTTTAGATTCAATTAGTTGACTACGCGAGCGATTTAATTCTTGCTGTAGAGGAATTAAATCTTCAATAATTGATGATGTATAAAATTTGCCAGTAGGAGTACCATCCAGTTTAGCAAAAGGATACTGACCATGTTCATAAGGCCATTGATCAAATCCTTGTACAAGTTTATTAGCAGCAATTGTAAACATTCCACCATTAGGTAATTCTGGTAAGTATCCAGGCTTAACCCAAATTTCTAAGATAATACTCTGATCCTTTTTATTGTCATTTCTACTAATTCCCATTGCATTATATAAACTATCATCAACTGATTCTAACTTAGCAGTTCCAGCTTCAATTCCAAAATTCTGTCTAAGCCAAGAATTATTTCTAATTTGCGCATGGATAATATAAGGTTGATCTTCTAATTCAGTACTCATCAAATCAGGTACATAGATATGAAATGGTGTTACTTTTTCAATACAAATATCACCATATACATCAGTACTTTCAGAACCAGGATCCTCAGAACCATTTTTAGCAATTGCATTAGGATCCCAATAAGCTTTAATAAATCCATTACCACAAACAGCTTGCCAGAAAATTACATCTCTAAGAGTTTTATTGAGTTTCTTTTCCCGCCACAGCGAGTCCCAAATTTGTTCTCCTGCTTGTGCAGCGAAAACATCAGCATCTTCAGAAGAAGCAGGAACTACAAAGGCATTAGGTTTCTGAGCAGTAAGTCTAGAAATCTCTTTACGAATAATCTTGCGAATCTGATTAACTACAATACGCACTCTCCATCGCGGAGCTTTAGGCGTGTATAAATCAAAAGCACCGTTAACAGTAACTTGACGAAATTGTACATGTTGGTTACCATAGTAGAAAGCCAAATTCAAATACCACTGTCGTTCTTGTTTAATTCTCTGCTCTTGACATACATGAAACCATTGCATACCAATAGCAACTAATCTTTCTCTTAACTTATCAGCGTCTCTACCCTCAGCAGTAAAGATTTCACCAACACTAGTTAAACCATTAGAATTATCTGGATAAGTCATCTGACATCATTCCCAGATCACTTAATGAGTAAGCTCTAACATCATCTGTAGTAAGGATTTCACCATAACCAGAAGTATCTTTTACTCTTTTAGCTTCTGCTTCATCATCTTGACTAATATATTCATCCTGAGTAGTTTCCACCTGCATCATTGAGTAAGTCTGTAAGGCTGCGAACGTTCTGGCGTCCGGTGCTTGTAGTCGATTTAGAAGTTCTTGAACTTGTTTTCTTAGTTCCTGATTCTGTCTTATCAGTTCCTGATTCACTGGTTGTTTCCATAGGAACAGCACCAGGAGGAGGGCTAAGAGAACTATTATCCCCAAGAGAATGTATACTAGCATAAAAATCCTCAAGACTCCTAAAAGTTCTAACTACAGTTTCGTGGAGTTCTACTCCTTTTGCTTGTAAATTTGCTATTTCTGCATTGCCTAATTTAGTTTCTAATAATTCTGCCTTTAGCCTGTCGAATAAACCCATCTCATTAGAGATGTCTGTTAAACATTCTCCGCATAAATACACGGTCCCATACCAATCAATCTCTAGTCCAAAGTCTATATACTTTCTTCCATCATCTTTAGATGCTCCGCAATTAGCACATTTTCCAGGTTTAAAATCGGGAACATTTAAGATTCTGTATTTACTCATGCGTAGCATCTCCAGATAATCGGGATCAACTTCCGTTGGCAACCTACCATACTTCTCAGTAAACTTATCCACCAAAGCTTTCATTCTTATTAAGTTCTCTACAGAACCCATCAAATTTCTCCAAAAGCATACTCATCAGGTTCTGTTTGTATAAATTGAGAATCAACCTCCCAAGGAAAATCTTCTCTATTAATTTCAGTTAAACTGTGCCCTTTAGCAAGAGATTTAATTTCAGGGGTGAGATAGGGCATAAAGTTAAAAAAGTATCCCGCAGAATCTGGACAGTGATCATTTTTCTTTTTAGGTGCTTCTCTAACATTATTTCTATCAGCAATTTTAGGAGAATTAAAAATCATAAAACTGTAACTTCTAATCTCTCTAACTGTGTTAGGACACTGCTCTGTAATATGCCACATATCATATTTAAAATACTCATTCATTTTATTGATACGACCATCGACATCTTTCTTAGCGGGAACTAAGGGAATACCATTATCTCTATAAATTTGTAAGGAAGAAGTACCCGTTTCTGCAGTTCTCTGAGCCATAGAAGGATCACATACGTAAAGGATAGGCTCTACACCTAATTCTTCATTAATTTCTTTAATTCTTTTTGCATGATCTTTAATTATCATTTTTCTTTTATAGTGTTCTTTGAATGTAACAACGCTACTTTTAGGAGATACAGCGTGCCAGAGTACTGCGGTGGGATTATTAAATCCGTGATCGAGAGAAACATAAATTGACCAAGATTTTGGTATTGGTCCCCCACCTTCAATAACATGTCTTTTAAGATCAAATTCTCTAAGAATTAAACCACCACGAGGAACGAAGATACCTTTTTCTCTAACATCTTTTTCTTCCTGTGTTAAGTCTTCACCTAATAATTTTAAAGCTTCTTTATTCAAATGGGGATTACTAGAGATGTCTACCTCAAACATATCTACATTTTTGTTCTCTGTTACTATAAATCGATCAAAAATCCAATCTTGACCGTCTACAGGAGTCATAGTCATATACCAACAGCCATTAAAGTCAATCAAACGAAGACGACATTCGTTAAAAATTGCACTAGGACATTCTTCATCAAAATGTATAAAGTGAAGAGGAATACCAGCAAAAGCTTCGACTTCCTGCTGGTGTGTCATTACTTCAATAGTTGAGCCATTTCTAAATGTTAAAAGAGCGCCACGATTCTTCCACGAATCTTCCCAAGAACCATTTACTAATTCACTTGGAGGAGTCCATTGTGCAAGTAAAGGTTTAATAATCTTTTCAATACCATTATCTTTATCAACAGTTACAATTCTGCCTCTTACAGGTAAATCATGTGTTTTTTGATAAGGATGTCTTCCAGTAGCTCTCCAAATATCCTCTACAATACCAGCGGTAGATTTGCCACTTCTATTGCCTCCTCGCAATAGACGGCCTACCTTAGGAGATTCATGAAATGCTTGATGTGTAGGAGAATTAGGAATATAAGATAAAACATTCGGTTTGGCAGCTGCGTTTGCAAGTGAACTTGCAAGTTGTTCTAAAAAATCATTCATTTATGTTCCAAATCCTAAATCACGAAGAGCATCTATAATACTTTGTATTTGAGCCTGGGTATAAACTGCATTGGCAGTAGTAGGAAAAGTAGGATCTAAACCTTTTCCAATTCTCTTAGAGCTTTTACCATTATGAATATGATCTCCAGGACTAGCTTGGTTATGCTCAATACCTAAGGTATGATGTTGTGCTGTAACACTACTATCTATATCAGATTTAGCATGTATTTTACTAACATCTGAAGAGCTTAAATTATTAAATGGCTGTGTCATGTTGGATCCCTTTGGTAGCGTGCAAACCATTTTAGTCCGTCATCAACAGCCCAAGTAATAGGTATAGTATTACTTACTTCTCTAGCTGCTGCACCTGAATTCATTCTAATACCAAACATTAATATCTGATTAGTTCTTAATTGACAAGTAACAGGCTGTCGTCCACCAGCTAATGCATTACTTTCATCCCATACGTGGCCATTGCCAACTATAGGTGTATTAGCAAGAGCAGTATCTAGAGCAATAAGATTTTTAACTTTAAAGGGTAATGTTATAGTATAAATACCAGATCCTGCATTAAATCCAGTTCCATATCTAAAATGACCCCAAGTAAAAATTTGATCAAAAATTCTATAATAGTAACCTTGAATGATATTACCTGCTCCAAGAGTAGGAGGAGTAATAGTAGCACTAAGAACAGGAACGTACGTCTGTAATGGTTGAGATATTAAACATGGACCAGCATAAGCATCTATTAAATCGCAATTAACTTCATTTTGAGAAGGCCAATCTTTAATAAAATTTGGACCTGTAGGTGTAACTAAAGCTAGTACCATTATGCTACAGCCGTTGGATACATAAAATACCCCGATAATCTATCATCTGTTGAAAAAGGATATGAAGAAGCAAAAATATCTCCTTGAGATAATTCAAAAATAATAACATCATTAACAGCATCATACAGTACAAGAAAAGCTGAACTGGTAAGAACAGCACTATTATCTTTAAATGCACATTTACCTATTGGAATACCTCGTCCACTATCACTAGCATCAAGAACAGGATCAACAGCAAAAGGTAAATTAATTCTATAGTCACCGTTACCAGCAGCAAATCCAGCAACTCCTGCATAAATTCTAAAAAATACAATTACCATTCTTGGATATAGACGAACCCATTTTCCCTCTGTAAATCCACCCGCACCTAATGTAGGATTAGCAATATCAGCAGTTAGATTCACTGTATATATACCTGTACTAGCTCTAAATAAAGCATCAATTTTATCCATATTAATGCTATTTTGTGCAGGCCATCCAGCAAATGTAGGTAGAGCTTCTTTAATTGATTCATCAATATCTGGTTTGATAAGACCTAAATTAGTACTAACGGTGGTACCCATTATTGATAATTCCCAAAGGCTATAACTGCCAAAGTAAGTATCAAAGCTAGCATTATAATACTATAAGTAATTCTAGCAACTAATTTCATAAAAACCTCCTAAGCCTTCTTGTAGAAGAATTGGCCGGTTATATGGTCACCATTTGCAAAATTAAAAGGCATACCTGGAGTGAAATAAGGAGCTGTTTTCCCTGGAAAAGTTTCTGTAACAATACGTGCATAAGTAACTCCACCAACTACAACTATATCCAAAACAGCTGTTCCTCCTGAATTTACAACAAAAGTTATAAAATGCGCTTCACCAATACAGCTCGCCACACCGGGAATATCCGATAAACTAGTTCCTACATTGTGGAATGAGGTGTCGGCAGCAAAAGGTAAACTAATTCCATATGCTCCAGCACCACTCCCAGAAGCAACTCCTGGATTTAAAAAGTTAATGACAAAATTTCCCCAGACAAATCCTTGAAATACTGTGTACTCACCAATGAGAGAACCAACACCAACATTAGGGTTAGTAGAAGAACCTACCATAGTGGGGTTGTATGAAGTAAGGGGTAAATTTGTTTTATCAATAAGAATAAGATTGTTGTCTTCGCACAGTTTAGTGTTAGTAGCCCACTCTTTAGCTAGTTCTGTTAAGTCTGGTTTGGCTAAACCAATGTTTGGGGTGAAGGTAACTGCCATTTACAATAACATCTCCCCTCCGAATCATGATCCATGATGTAGATTGAGTTAAGAGTCTTTAAGGAATAACGCCTTAATCTTTGAGAAATCTCAAATGTTCCATCAGGATAAACATCTACGAATTGGAAAAACTCTCCATCTTCTAGATAATCCATCAGCTTCTCCTATCTACTGTTTCGTATTCAGGACGAAGCTGGTCTAATCCTAATTGTTTTTTAGCAGCTATTAACTCTTGATCCTCTACCAGCTCACCAGTAATTTGGGGGGGAGTAATAACTTCAAGAGTTCTATTTTGAGTAGCTGCTTTAAGGTCCTGAGCAATAGCAACCATAGTTGTAGGGTCTTTAACGTGACGTTGAATAATCTCAATAATCATTATAATTAGCTGTTCACTCTGTGGCTGATCGCTTTGCAATTCACCAGTAGTATCTAACCAATATTTAATTGCATTCCAATCACCTTGATTAATTTTCTTAGTAAATTCCGCCACAGCTGCAGGACGCACATTACTCAGGTTTTGGTCTGCTAAGTTATTGACTAAGTTTTTAAATTGCGGGTCGTTCAACCAAGCGTAATAAGTTGCTGGGAGAATTCCAAGTTGGTCTAATTTTTCAGACATAGGTCGCTCATCTACCATGTTCATTACTGTAATAGCAGCAGCAACCTGTGTGGCTGTTAAATCACCTTGTGAGTGTTGTCTCCAAGGAATTCCTCTATCTTCTAAAGCTTTAATAACTTGTCTACGTTTTAGGTAATAGTTAACTGTAACTTGGGATAACTTTAGATATTTAGCAACTTGCTCAATAGTGGGTACGTTGTGGCGTAAGAACCATTGTAGTTCGTAGTAATTGATTAGGTCTTTTTCTGACTTAGTCAAAGCATTTTTAATAGCCCAATATTGTTGCCTACTTGCCATTCTCCCTCCCAGTTATTACTCACTGTTGCTACTACTCATCTGATCTCGTTCTCGTGCAGCAATTGTTGGACGACATTTAGTAAGCCAGAGTTCTGCTTCATCAATCTTAGTTTTTACTAAACTAAGTTCCCGAGAAGGTTCGTATTCATTTAGCATGTCGCGTAATCTGTTAAAGTGGTAAATTGAATTCATCACTTCTCTGAAGACCTCGCAATTCCTGCATTAGCCCACATCATAACTTCTTCAAGCTTAGTAATAGCTAAAGACTTTTCGCGTCCTTCTGGAACCTTTTTGTTAATAAACTTAGCAAGTTCTAAACAGTGTTGACGAACAGAAGCGTGATCGTTCTTCTTTTCTACATCTGTAGCAGGATGAAAAGCAAATCTCCATTCTAGTTGTTCATCAGCGATATATGGAATTCTTTGGATTTTCTTTTGTAATTCTTCCATCTCTTTATCCATCAGTCAGGCACTTTCATGTTTTCGATCTTCTTATAAGCGTCAATGTAGGTTTCACCTAGGTCTCCGTTATAAGTAACTTCATAGTACATCTGGTCTGGCAAAGTAGTACTTAACAGAGCTTTCCAGTTTTGAAGTGTCTTAGAAAACCACACTACGTAAACCTCGTAATAAGGTGCTTGTGGGTCAGACTTATCGAAGTGTTCTTCTACGTAATTAGTAATTAGACGGATGGCTTTTTGCTGAAAAGTTTCAGGTTTGCCCTGCAAAGACATTAAAACTCCCAATCCTCACTTATTCCGGCGCCTGCATCTATAGTCCCAGTTTGAATCTAAGGGTTGGAGGACTCGATGACCAGGGTTTGTGACCTATCTCACATGCTCTGAGCTGGCCAAATGTAGATTCATGTCCGATTAGCTCTGTTTTGTACCCCCTAATATTCAAGATCAAAAACAAATTATGTACGCCACACCTACTCTGTTTTGATTTGAAGTAATTATTATTTGGTAGCGAAGCTGCACCAACAAAAGGATTTCTTTTTCTAGTTAATGAGACTCTTCCAAATTTAACAATTCTTTGTAGATAATAGGGGACTACCACTCGCAAGCTCGCCTGGAATTTCTGGACAACATATTGAAACGTTTTAATTGAGCTTTCAACAGTTGAAGATTAAACCAAGTGTATCGATAGGAGATGAATTAATACTAGATCGATAGGACATATAGGTCTTGTTCGTTTAAGCTCTGAGTATTTCATAGGTACATTGATATGTTCATATGTATGAAAGCACTAATGTATAGCTGTTTCAATAGAAAAATGGGATGTGTCGGATATGTGTTATTATATAATTAAATAAAAAGCACTGACCATTAAAGTGCGAAATCACTTCTAATTTAATTCACAAAGCATATAAATGAGTGCATAGGACGGAGGCTCGCCGAAGTCCGGTTATGCACGAATTTGTAATGCGATACTATATTTATACGAATGAATAAAAGCATAACGAACGAAGAGAGTGTTTTATGCTTGAAATTCATGAAGTAAGTGCATAATTGTTCATATGGATCAGATGCACCGTTTGACGGATATCTAGTACTATGGTAGCATGGTCCATAGACAGTCCCCATGCACATCAATAAATGGACATTAGGGGGTAAAATCGGACATAAGCTGCCTAGCCATGCATTAATGATGAATCCTGAAATAACTAATTGAGGGAGAAACATGAGTAATGACAAGTACCATGCGGATATCAGGCGATTGTTAGAGCAACATGGTGCAATGGGTGTTAATCAGATATCAAAGGAACTAAACGTTCCACTTAGTACAATGCAGAAATACCTAGACAAAGATCAGAACTATTTCAAAAAGAACCATGCACGCAAATGGGTTTTACCCGAAATATCTGCTAGTGAAGAAATGTCAGTTGTATCATCTAATTACTCTGATGTTATTAATAGTCAGATTATGGGTATGCAAGCACTAATAGAAACACTTATGTCACAATTCAGAGCGACTCTCTCACTTATTGAAGCAAATAAAGGCACATCAGCCTCTGTAGCTGGAATAATGCCTGATATACACCCTGAGATACTCAAATTAAACAAAGCTGCCAAAGATATGCATACAGTATTTAGTAAGTATATCTCGAAATGTCCAGATGAATACCAAGAGCTACTTAAAAACGTTGATTTATACAGACTTATAAAAGAAAGAGGCACTATCTATATGAATAGTGAGTTCAGTACCGAGATTACATCACTATTCCTAGAAAGAACTGTTGATTTATCAAATGAAGTAGTTGCCGTGCTAAAAGAATACCAAAAGGAGATAAGACTGTGAAATATGAAATCATGACTGATTATGGAGATTTAATAATACTAAGCAGGCATGGCAGAATTATATTAATAAGTCGTGACATGACTGAGATAGTAGCAAAACTGACTGAAAACTATGCAGAACATATGAATAAAGCTCAAAGCACCATTGAAAGAGCAAATGACACGCATATCACTACAGATAGTTTAGCAGTTGAAGAGAGACCACCATATAAGCAGACAAATCGTGACGTAGTATCAAATAAAAAGCCTGATGATAAGTCACTAAATACAATATTCGAATTATAAAATATTAAAGTAGGATTTGACCGGATTTTGTCCCATTTGTGAATAGTTACGTATACAGTATTGGCATTCAAAAACTCTTCTTTCTGTCCTGATTTATGAGAGAATCAATTGAAGGCGAATTCCGCCCTAAAAGACGATTACTCTGGGTAATCGGGAAAAGAAAGGGAATTGAAATGCTAATCGACACAATCTCTTTTGAGATTCACGATTTCACCAATCACATTAGCGAGCAATTCCTAGTGCTCAACACAGAAGAGAATTACGAAAGGGTTCTCTCTCACCGTTACACTCGCAACATCAAATTGGGCAAGACTTTCTCTTTCCAATTCGAAAAGGAAATGTCAATCCCAGCCGAGTTTATCGAAATGGAGACTTGGCTACGTTTGATTAATTCAGATCCCGAATTGTTCGCTGGTGTGGCGGAGTTTACTTCTGATCAATTGATGGGGAGAGTTACTGTTTAATTGATGTCTACTCGGGAGCACAGATTAAATGCTGTGCTCCCTTTGGAGTTATCAATTAAGATTGGAGAATTGAAATGGACACAACAAAACGAGTTACTGCATACGCAGTTACTAACGGCTTTGCAAATAAATATGCGGGTAGGTTTGATTACTCTCTTTGGAATGCAGCCTTTGTTTGTACTCCGAAACAATACCGAAGAGTATTCAAGAAATACTTTCGGGACATGCACAAAATCGATGTTCCATTTTAATTGATGATTAATCGGGAATGCAATTCTGGTGCAAATTCGACCGGAATTGTATTTCCCCTGTGAAGTTATCAATTCGAGAAAGGAAAAGAAAATGCCACAGTACAATGTATGCGGTATTTATGATGAGGCATGTCGCAATGGCACGTGCTCTCATAAAAAGGTAGTAGAAATCGGAACGGTAGTCGCTGCTTTTAGTGGCTTTAGTGTCATTAACAACGGTGGTGGTGATTTATTTATTCGTGATAACAAGAATGGAGTTCTTATTCGTATTAGTCACGACGTAAAAGGTACAGTTATTACTGCATCTGAACGCACTCTTACACCATGGTCTGTTAACGGCCTTTCCGCTATCATTGTTCACTGAAAAGGAGAATTGAAAATGAATTGCGAAAAATGCGGATCGAAAACCCATCGTGATGACGCAATGAATCGTCGTTGCAATACTTGTGAGTATCTAGTTCGTCAATGTACTTGTAAAAAGGAGAATGAAATGGAAATCGAAGAAATTTCATTTAGTGCATACAATGCACTAAAATTCTGCCCTGAATGTGGAAAGGAATTGGAAACACACCCTATTTCAGGTTGGAAAACTTGCTTTTTGCATGGCGATTTTGAAATGTTCAAATACGACATCTATTGGAGATTCACTAAGAATCTCATTAAGCGATAAGAAGAATAGTAATGGAGCTCATTATTCGAGGTTATCAACTACTTAAAATTGAAACAGACGACAATTCTACCTATCTCTTTATGGGTGACAACTTTGTTGCTTTTAATAAAGAGCAGTGGAGGCTGTTTCAAGAAATGGTTTCAGATGTACAATTGCTAGATTGCGGACATCCTTTTTATAAATTTACTACTAGAGACGGTTTGCCTGCGTGTGGCGAAATGTATTGCAACAATTATATTTACTAAGGAGAATGCTCTAATGATTACAGAACACACTTGGCGTAGTATTCGTGATGGAAGACTGTGCACTTATCAATTTTATCAAACAGAATGTGGTAAAGATATCGAAGAACACGAGGACGCTTATGATATGGTTACTCTAAAACATATGACAAAGGAACAAAAAGAACAGTACATAAATACTCATCCTAAAAGGCCGAATTCGACCGGAAATTGAGATATATCAATGTACGCAGTTTGGAATATCACAAAGAGAGCTTATGAAATTACAATGACAGAACACGAGTTGGGCGTTAACATTTTCGCATTGACCGTTGCGAAATATGAAACGCATGATGCTGCCGTAGCTACTTTGCAAAAAGAATTCTTGAATCTCAATAATGCAGGAAAATTGGAGAATTGAAATGCGATTCAACAAAGGTGATAAGGTCAAAATAGACGATTCAACAGTCATTCCAACAATCCAAGAAATGCTGAAAGACAAAGTTGGAATAGTAGTCGCAGTTAATGTAACAAATTGGGATTACCATGTTAAATTTAAAGGAAGTGGGCGGCCGGGTGATCTATTCGGATTTGACCATTCTCAACTAATTGCATTGGAGAATTGAAATGAAATTTACTCCTGAGAAATTGGCGGAATTAAAAGAGAAGTTTCCGCCTGAATACCCTATGGCATTGGAAAACGAAATGGTGCCTACGGCTGAAGTTGATTGGAGTTCTCTTGAATTAAAAGAATTGACTTGCAACAATCATCCTTGGTCGCGCTATCTGACAAAGGATCCTTTCAATCGGGGGTTGCATTTTATCCAAGGCCCGAACGGTTTGGATTCAATTCTCGATACGGAATGTGAATGTCCACTCTCTGATTTGGTAGCTGTAATTAGAAAGGATAAATAGTGGCCAAATTTACAACTCTACGTTATGTGACCTGGCCTAGAGACGAAATTCGCACTATGCCATTAGAAGAGGGTAAACATATAGCGAATGCTAATGGTTTAGTTATTAATCTAACTAAGCAGACAACTTTCTTTATTCCTTGGTCTAGTGTAGTTGATATTACCAAAACAGAAATTGTACTACAAGAAATAGATAAGTTCGGTGGAGAGCAAGACAAATTCGACCGGAATTGAGGCTTATCAATATGAGAAGATTTCTTTGTTGGATTGGCATTCATCAGCCTCGACCTGTTGGATTTCCTGTAAAAATTCAATGCAATAGATGTATGAAAATCCTATAGGCAAAAAGAAAGGCCCACCAGAAATTGGCTGGTGGGCCTTTTCTCATTCACTTTTTGGTAATTACGAAATGCAACTCATTGTCAGTGAATTCGACAGTTGGTGAAACCGTTTTCTCTGTAGAGTTACCGGCCTTTTCCCAAACGTCACGAAGCGTATCAGACTTAATAGCCTTTCCGCGCTCGTAATATTTAGGAAGTGCAAGGACAGTCTTTGTGAAACCATCCTCGCTAACAATTTCCTTTCCATCCTTATCAAAGACGGAAACATGAACGCGATACTTAGGAGTGGCCTTTTCATCGCTTCCGAAAGTACGGACCTGGTCCCTTCCAATTGCAGGAAGAGGGAAGTTGTTGAGAAACTCACTAATAGCAGAGCTTACCTTCTCATCAGAAAGCATCTTTGCCATTACTTCGAGCTGAGTACCAATCTCAACAGCAAACTTACGATGCTCTTTCATTGGAGCTTCGATTTCGGGATTACGCTCTGCCGTAGCAGAAAGAGTAATACCCAACCTCTTAGAAACAATATCGAGAGCATTCTTACGAGCCTTGTTCATCTCATTTACGAGACTTTCGAAAGCTTCAATTGCAGTCTTGACTTCTGTGTCAGGCTTAGCATCCTTATCAGTAGGACGCGCCAATTCACGACCCTTTTCCAAAACCTTTCCAGAAGTCCACTCAGCGTCTTTCTCTGCCAATACTTCCTTGTTGTAATTCGAAATCTCATCGAACACTTCAAGGTACTGACGAACGAAATCTGCAAGAATAGCATTCGTAGAAAGAATTTCAGAAACCCTAGGAGCCTCCGTCTTAACAGTTTCTGACTGAGTTTCCGTTTCCGGAGTTTCAGACTTAACTGTCTCAGACAGATTTGCCTTAGCAGAAGTCTTCTTAGCAGTAGAAGGAGCGGTCATTTTCTTTCCCCTTTCTAGGGAATAACAGAATTTGAGCGATCCAAATACTAGCTAGAATCGTAACTGTTAATATTTTTCAATTGTCAATTAACAGCCCGAACCTAGACAGCATCCGTTCGCTCGGTACCCTTTGAGTCTACTCTGTGAGCTGCCATCTTGGCCAGTGTTTGATCTCTACAATCTCAGAAATTTCTATGTCCGTTTTGTCCGATTCGAATAATTAAACTTCGCAATAAATATACTTTAACGATCGTTTAACATATCAGGCATTGATGTCTGTCGATTTGACGATACAATTATGAGATGATATAATGGTACCACATAGCGGAATGGATGGAGGCTGGCAATTAATGACAAGAGAATTACAATTCTTAAAGTCAGTTTTCAAAATAACAGAATGGAGAGATGGTTACGTATATAAAACTGAAGAATTAGGAGATGAATGGATTGATCAATCAGTTATAGATAACAACAAAGCAAAAGAGACTAACTTACTCTATGCTCCTATTGCGACTATCAAATTAGAACAACTGCTTAGAGAAGGCAAAAACTCTATTAGGCTTAAGCCACACGGAGCGTAAACAAATTGACCGGAATTGAAAATTGAATTGAGGATTTGATGAAAAAGAAAATATGGCTTAATTGCAACCAATTGGCAGACGGTTCTTACTTCATCTGGGAAATAGCAGAAAGATATAAGAATCCTAAAATTACACATCCGAAAAGTATGAATTGTTTAGATGGTAGTTCCATTTTAGTCTTATGGCGGACTAGTTCCCTTATACCTTCTTACATTACTGATCCCTATTTGAGATACTCAGCTGACTATTTCCAAGTAATAATTGTGAATTGAGGATATGATGAAAGAATCTCCCTCAGACGCCACACGTAAAAGAATAACAAAATGGATTGAATCTGCTAAGCCTGTTGACACTAACCCGGTATGGACTGAGAAGCGTCTTGCCATTGATTTTGGAGGACATACGTTCATTATAACAAATGGTCAAATCTTTCAGTGTGCACATTGTGGTCATTACGATCCAGAATGGAATGCTACAGAAGTTCTCACTTTTTTTAGTGAAAACTTTGGTGTTAAACCGTATGAAATTGAAGTGACCTGCTCTGTGACTATTAAAGGAGAGAAGAAATAATGAGTTTTAAAACAGAGATCCCTAATCCAGAAAAGATGGTAGAAAGAGTAGTGAGTTTGACTAAGAATTTATCTAAAACTAAGATTGAGAGAGCACATGCTTTAGTTGCTTTTCAAAAACAACTTAGTCTATTCTCTGAAGAAATTCGTACTCTAGAACAATCAGCAGAAAATGCATTTGATATTGAAGATTTAAGAGAGGCACGCGAGTCACTTAAACAAATCTATGATGCTACTTTCAAACTAGGAAAATTGCTGCAATGACTAGAGTCTATTTTCAATACGAAGATGAAACTATTCTAACTCCTAGTTTGCCCGAAGAACCTGTAATTGTTACTAAGTTAGAAATGGACGATGACGACAATCTTATAGTTATTCATATAAGGCAGTATCCATTAGATGGAGATGATGAAGATAGGTCATAGGGAGGCAACTAGAATTAATTGGCCTTGAGGCTATCAAAATGAGGATGAGTAAGAAATGAAGAAATTTACTAAGCTTTATACTGCCAGTGACACTCTTGAAAAGATAATAGCATCAGCTTATTTTCAGATTGACAAGCATGAGAGTAGACACTTCTCTATCGTTTTTAAACCTGCTGATACTAGTGTAGAAGGTGTCCTTGTAGTAACTATGTATGATGTAAATAATGAAGTTCGCTCAGTTCGTTGTAATGAGAATAAACATGATTTGTGTGAACATAATGGAGTAGGCATGGCCTCTTCCGATCGGGGAAATACTACACAGGATTGTGATTGTCCCTGTCACAAGAAATGAGTAAGAATGAAAAGAGCAGAGATACAAGAACAAATAGCGGATCTTCAGAGTAAGTTAGATATTATGAATCGAGTTCCTTCTGATACATTCCCTTTCGGAACAGTTGTTGTATTTTCGGCAGCAAGTGGCTCCAAATGGCATTATTTAAAGACAGGCGAAGAAACCTGGCTTAACCTCCAAGTAAACACTGCAAAGGATTTGGCCAGTTGGATTCTAACTGCTGTGGAATCCAATGTAGGGTATTTTGAAGTATACGAATTGAAAGTGCAACCTACTCCATTCTTTGCTTCTGCTTAGGAGAGTTAAATGGCAGGTGTGGCGGCGTTAGTTTGTTTTATTCTTGCATGTTTGAAAATTGAACCATTTCAAACAGTAAAAATGATTCCACTTGGGTTATTCTTTCTAACTTTATTTTTTCTAGTTGGACCATGGCCGATCGGTTTTATAGTTAATCGTAAACAATAGACTTTTATTCTGGTGTGCCTGTCTATAACTGGGTATTATAGATATGGCGGGGATGTGACGGTGAGGTCAGGTGGGTTTCCTCACAATAAAGGAGAATAGTGGAAACTAAAAGGAAATTTCAACCTCATAGTTTTGAACAGCATGATTTCTCTATAAGAGCAGTAATGAAGGGACATCCTGTAATTAGATGTTCTAGGGGTATGTGTATGGTTGTTTGGTGGCCTGATAAAAAGAAGCCAGCCGGTAGGTGTTTTGGAAATGGCTAAGAGATGGATACCTTCTGTTAAAGAATTTGTTCAAATAAAAACTACAGGAAAAATAGGAAAAGTTATTGAAGTAAATATGTATTGGGGATGGTGTAAAGTAGAGTTTGAAGATGGTAAGATCAAACACTATAACTTTGATAGTAGAGGTAATACTACCATTAAAAAGTGGGAACCAGAGATAGTTGCACAACGAAATGGCAAAACTATAAAATATCGAATTAATAATCCTTCCAATTTAGGTACATAGTTATGAAATGGTATGAAAAGATTGCTAAAGAACTAAGAAGCAAACATTCCGATACTCTTGCTGTAATTCGTTCAGGTAAAAAGGGAGCCAAACGTCGAACAAGTAGACGTAGGCGTCGTTTAGAAAAGAAGAATAATGACATTTACTAATGATGATAGAGCCATATACGATAAAGCTACTAATCAATGTCATTCGTGTCTTGCATATAGAAATGATGATAAACCTGTTATCCATAAAGCATATTGTGAAAGAGAAACACATAGAGTTTATGATTACATAGAACGTGCTGATTTGTTTCTAAGACAAGAGAATGCAGGTATTACAGACTACTGGTACGAAGAATGAGACCTTATTGGTGTACGCAACATCTTGGTAAGGTCATATTCTATACGGAAGAAGAGGCAGATAAACATATAAGAGTTTATTACTGGGGTAGGAATTTTCAAATCTATCCCTGTCCAGAGGTGTTAGGACATTTTCATATCAGAAATAAAACAAAAAGAAATTATAAAAAGGAGAAAAATAAAGCGAGAAATAAAGCGAAAAATCGTGGAGAATCTCAATAGATTTTCCTAGTGGTCTGATAGCTAGGTAAGAACTTGAATTAGTCCGCTGAGCTAGTTGGGCGGGATGGCCTGTCAATGATTCAAGTCACCACTAATAGGCGGTGTATCCCAATGGCAGAGGAAGTCGACTTAAAATCGATACAGTGTGGGTTCGAATCCCACCATCGCCACCATTTTTGATAATACTTAGGGGGTCAACATGGTTAGAAAGATATTAAATCCACGACGTACTGTAGAGGCAAGACCTGTCGTTAAAAAAGATAGAAAGGTGGTAGATAAGAGAGTATCAGTATGCACAGATTGTAGTAGGGGTATCTTTGCAGATCATGACTATATTTGGACTAGCAGAGGACTAGTTCATACATCTTGTAATAAGAGGACTAATGAAACTAACAATGCTGCGTGAGCATTATCGAAGTAATGATGGTGGCAAAACTTGGATTCCTAAGGTACCTTTCGATACAAAAGAAGATATTAAAGAAGAAGAATTTCCTTCACATTCATGGCATACTTATACATGCTATTGTGGTAAACTTCATGTTGCTAGTAATAGGAAAGAAGAAATAAATGACAACTGACCAAGACTTGAAAGATATCGATAAGCAGCTTGAACAATATCAAGATGAAATTAAAGAAACTAATGCTAAAGAAGCAGAACTTAACATGCAGATTTCTGCATTGCGTTTGGAGATTTCTAGATTACGAGATTCTCGTTATGAAATTAATCATAAAATTAAACTAGCCACACGCGACAAGGAATCAGCTACTCGTAAATTGGAACTTGAAAAAGAAGCTGCTTTAATTCAAAAGTCACTAGAAGAAAAGAGAAAAGAAGCAGAGAAGATTCTCGCAGAGGCTCCTTGGAAAGATATTATTTATGATTGGCAAATTGATGGAGCCTTAAGACTTCCAGAGAGAGCCTTACTTGGAGACAGAAGAGGACTTGGTAAGACTCTAAGTGCTATAGCATGGAGACGTTTTCAAGGATCTAAGAAGACTCTTGTATGTCTGCGTAAAGAAGTAGCGTTTGATTTTATTAAAGAAATTAATATTCGTGAGCCAGGACTTTTTGTTTACTCTCTTATTGGTGCAACTTCTCAAACTCGTAACTATGCTGCGATGCTTCTCAAGCATCAAAAGGAATTTGTTGTAGTTACAAATATCGAATCATGGCGTCGTAGTATTGAAAAAACTACAGAAGATATCCTTCAAATTGAATATGATGCTGTAATTCTTGATGAAGCTCATCATATTAAGAACTCAAACACTTCAACTGCTCAGGGATTCTTTAAAATTGCTGATAATATTCCTAAGGTTTTGGAATTAACAGGAACTCCAATTAAAAATCGGCCACAGGAGATGTTCTCTCTTCTCCATGCTTTGTATCCTCAATCGTTTCCTAGAGAAAACAAATTCCTCTTTGATTACTGTGTGAACGTATCTCAGAATAAATGGATATTCTCTGAGATGGGTTTGAAAACTCTGATCAATAAAATTAGCCATTTCTATCTTGCACGTACACGTGAAGATATTGGCAGTAAGATTCCTGCACCTAGAATGATTGAATACAAGCTCGATTTTGAGGGTCATCCTAAGCAAA